CATCACGTTGCGGCGATCTCAACCTCGTCTCCACTTGCACGCGCTTTGCGTCCCTGAACTGCTGCCGATACCCATCGCGCAACTCGATCAATGTCTCACGCACCGGCAAGCTTGCGGCCTTGATGCAATCGCGTAAACCCTTGCCTGCTGCGACCAGCAATGCCAACTCGTCGGCAATGGCTTGATTCATGCGCTATCGCTCTTCAACTGCCCATCCACCCATGCGCCACGTGCTGCCTCACCGTCTCGCGCTTCACCACTGGGCGCTCACGCTTCGCCTTCCTCACTCCCTCGCAGGCATACCTCAAAGCATCGATCACGTTGTTCTTCTTGTCCTGCAGCACCGGCAGCACCTTGCCGGTCAGCGGATCGGTCTTGTACGAGTACATCGTCAGTTCATCAATCGTATGCACGCAACGCGGATGAACGACGATCTCGAAGCTCTGCAGGAAATTGACTCCCTCCTCAATCGATCCAGGCCCCTTGATCGCAGCGTTCATGCGCGGGTAGCCGTGTTTCTGCATGTAAGAAATCGTCTCGGGACGCGCTGAATCCGCAGTAACGAACCACTTGCGCGACTCAGGCACGCGGTCGAATAAATCTGGCAGGTTCACGATCTCGCAGCCGATCATGTACGCCTCGTAGTCCACGTACAGCCGGTTACCCTCGATGCTCGCGCGCACCAGAACGCTCGGGTCGATGGCGTAGCCCCAGTCCGCGCCCTGGCGGTGAATCGTGCCCGCAGGCCGTTCGAATTCCTCGACCTTCCAGTTCTTGAATACGCGCGTCTCGCTGCGGCGCTGATAGCCGCCGAGCCAGATGTGCTGATATTTCTCCGGGTCACGCTCGCGGTCGTACTCCATCTCGCGGCGTAGCTCCGTGGGAAACCACGGATTGTCCATGTAGTTCGCGGTGACGATAGCGGTGCCGGGCGGCGGCTTCTCGGCTAGCAGTAGCGCGTCCACTGGGTCCGTGGGCTGGTCTGGGTTCCACGAGAACCACAGCTCTGAGCCAGCTTTGCGTATCGTCGGCCTCAGTAGATCCAGCGAACGCTGCGATAACTTTTGTCCTTCCTCGCAGTACGCGCGGTCGAAGGCTTCTAGCGATTTGATCGAGTCGGCGGTATGGTTGGCCATCCCTTCAAAGATCGTCAGCCCTCCCATATGCGACGTAATTTTCTTGTCCTGTACCTGAAAGTACGCGCCAGCGTTCAGGCCCTCAATCTTCGATTCGAGAAGTTTCTTCACCGAGAACTGCAGGGATTTCTGGTGTTCGCGCACGCAGACGAAATCAAGACGGTCGCGGATGGATTCATCGAGCCAAAGCTCGGCGAAGAAATGCGATTTGCCGCTACCTCGTCCGCCGTGCGCGCCCTTGTAGCGCGATGGAGTTAGCAACGGTACGAATACCTCGGCAACCGGGATGCGTAACTCAGAAAACGCTGAATCGTTGAGCTGCGCGCTCAAGGCTTGCTCTCTACGTGGCCGCTGGGCGGCACAACCTCGCGCACGATCTTCGTCACGAATGCACCGCCATCAGGCCCGCTCGCCTCTATCTGCTGCTTCGGCTTGCCGTCAAGACGATCTGCGATTTCTTTCTGTGCCTGGACATCTCCGCGCCACGCTGCCTCGACCTGAGATTCAACGACAGCGCGCAGTGCTTCGCCAGCAGGCACAACAACCTTGCCTTCCTTGTCTCTCAATTCGTATTGCGCGAGCACGCGCCGCAGCGCGTCGTGATACGGCTTGTTCTTGACTGCATTGTTGTTGCCTAACGGAGCGCCACCGGCCAAGTTGATTTAACCCCTATCGCTTTGTCGGCATTGATAGGGCTAGGCTTATACGCCGTCGAAAGGCGCATGGCAAATGAAGGCTATTTGCTGCGTCGCAAGAATGCTGCTGTGATTTTGCGCTGATTTGAGAATACCCTACCCACTTGACCTGATAGACCTGATAGACCTGATGAGAGGTTCCGTGTCATCAGGTTAAACAGGTCATTCGAGTAGGGTATTTCTGGTTTACGGAACCGTGCCTTTGATGCAGGCTCGGCCATGGCGCTTGACCAAAAAACCCTTTTCTATAAGGATTTCAATGCGTTGCCAAGCTGATTGAGTCGTGATGTTGAGTTTTTCGCCCAACGCGGTGCCCGAAAGCCCGCCAGCAGACGCCTTTATGATGTCAATGGTCTGGATTTGCTCCTCCGATAGCCCCATGCTGACGCCGATCATTTCCCATTGGCCGCTATCGCGCTTGAGCAGGTAGGTGTCGTCGCTCCTGGCCCAAAGCCTGCCGGTGATAAACATGGAGGCCCCCTCGCTGTGATGCCGCAAGACGACGCAGGTATCGACTGCTGCGGTTAGGCCATAGGTGCCTGAGATGTCATCCAGTGGATCGTCGCCTTTGGCCTTGCGTGTGTGGTGCACGATGTCTATGCATACGCCAGCGTGCAACTTGGCGCACTCGTGGAGCATGTTCACGGCCTCATAGTCGGACGTAAAGGCTGGCGTTCTAGCGTCCGGTATTTGACGGAATCTCGAAAGGCTGTCTATTACGACGTACTGAACGTCTGGGTTTTCCGTTAGGTAGCGGTCGAGCATGTCTGTGCCTTCGCGCCCACGCTCCCATGAGAAAAATATTTGGATGCCTGAGATCGCGTCGTCCGTAAAGTTGGCCTGCTTGAACTTGAGACGCGATAGCAACTGTCCTTCTTCAAGAGATAGGAAGGCGCATAGGACTGGCTTGGTGAACTCGGAATCCAGAAACTTGCCGCCCGCCGCCGCCGCAGCGAGCTTCTGGCGCATCAACGTGGTCTTGCCGAGCTTCGGCCTACCAGCGATGATGCAAAGACCCTCTGTGGCCCACGGATCGCATAAACGTACCGGGTCGGGGATATCGCGCTCTATCAGACTGAATACAGACTCGCCCTTGGGAATTTCCTGCTGCGGTAGTTCGCCGTTAGGTTTCTTTGGCTTCGCGGGGCGATCTTTCGTCGCCCCTTGTGGGAAGTCGTCTTCTGTAATGCCTGGCGGTTCTGCTGCCAATGGTGCCTCCTAGAAAGGCTGATATAGGGGCGGGTATCCGGTGTTCTAGGCACCGGCAGGGCTGGGCGCGCACGCTCGCCTTTTCCCCGCTGCTAGATGCTAGCGCGTTCGGCGCGCTGCTGCAACGGCATGAGCCATTGTGAGCGCTGCTTCGGTCGCCTTGGCCTATAGTTCAATCGCATATTCTTGGCGCGCGTGATGCACAGTAAGTTACCAGCGGAGAAATTGTCCTTACTGCCGTCGAGTAGCCTGATGATGCTGCCATTAGGAATTGGGCCGTTGCGCCGCTCCCATATTACGCGCGCCTTGGCTACCCATGTGCCGGGCTCGGCAACCTTGACCTCGATGCCGTCGCGCGTGTTCCGCTCGCTGCCTATTGGCCGCTGCCTCGCTCCGCGCTGCCCTCTCTTGAACCAAGTGGCGCGACTTCCTGACGGGCTCCATGGCTTGCCCGCGTTCCACGTAGCATGGCCTTTCTGAAAGCGGCATTTCTCTGCTACTAAAGCCGGAGACTTCGATAGACAATGTTTTACAGCAGCCATCTTAATCGCCGCCTTAGTGCGCCCGAATGCTAGCGTCAATTCGGTCATCGTTGCCATCGCATACATGGCACGGAAACGCCTTATTTCTCCAGTCGTCCAGTATCTACGCGGCATCACGCACCTCCTGAGCCGCCTCAGCGGCCTCCCTGTTGGCGATATCCTCAATCAATGCTTCGCACTCGTTCAATAGCCTCTCCGTCTTCAGGTCGAGGAGCGCGAGAAGCAACTGGGTGTCAAGGGGGAGCGGCTGCGGCGTGTCCATATTGCGAAGCATAGGCTTTTATGCTACAAGGCGCCAATGGATATATATGGGCGCTAAACAATCGCAGGAAATGAGAGAGGCCATGCGCCTCGCGGACGAGGGTTTGGCTATCAATGAAGCGGCGCGCATAGCGAAGGTGCATCGCGTAAGCCTCTACCGGGCGTTGCGGCAGCGCACAAAGAACGGCAAGCGAAAGTCATTGACAAAACGTTGAGCGTAGCCTTATGCTACGTCCATGTTCACCGGAGGCCACATGATGCACACGCTGATCCAAGTCCAAGAGCGCGCCCTTGCCAAGCTCGACGTGTCCCGCAGCAGCGAGCTTCGGTATCGCAAGCTCCAAGGCTCTGTGTATTTCTGGTACATCGCCGAGGTCGCCAAGCTGGGAATCACCAACAAACTGCCTACGCGCCTCGCCGCAGCGACATGGCGCGACGTGCTGGATATGGCGGTCCTGCGCAAGGGGGCCGAATGACTACCAAGCACAGCATCCAAGACACGCCCGCAACGCCGCTGCCGTGGATGCATGTAGTTGTCGGCCAGCAAGTACATGCAGCCCTGCATGCGGAGAAGGAGCGCACCGTCCCACATTCCAAGCGTCCAGGGATGGAGCAGTACTTCGAGTCCGAGTCCCTGTGCCGCTGGCAGAGCGAGTGCTACCGCCGTGGTGTGCGTGGTGTGGAACTCGTGAAGTCGATCTATGGCTTCAGCGTGCGCTACGACTCCGGCCTTGCCGACTTCGGGCTGCTGGCAGGTGCGCGTGACGGCCAACTCGACGGCTCTTTCGAGGATGCTGTCCGTTTCGCTACCGAGTGGGTTAACGAAGACCCGGCGCACCGCTACGCTTGGACGCGCGATGACGCCGCCCGCGCCCTCCTGCGCGAACTCGGGGAATCCGAATGACTTTCGGCGCACGCAAAGCCGCCCTTCTCTTCGCCGCGCTCGCGCTGGCGCTGTTCGCGGCGGGAAGCTGGAATCTAGCGCATGCGCATAAGTCACGCATGACGGTCGAAGAGCGCATCTACCACTACGCCACGGTGACGCCGGGCGAAGGCAGCGGACTGCTCTGCCCGAAGCGCCCAGCAGGCGCGTGGCTGCGCCTCGCCATCGCTCAGCAGGCCGACGGCGGGAAGTGGATCATCAAATGCGCCTATTAGGAACGCTCCCGCCCGTAGCCACTGCATACCGCAGGGATTCGCGTCCGAGCCACGGATGCGGCGCAATTGCCAAGGCGGCGAAGGGACTGCAGCAATGAGTAAAGACAAGAAATCGTATGACTCCAAGGAACTGTTCTTGCGCGGCATCCTGTCCTTCGGGCGAGCCATCGGTGCGTTCTTCAATCCGATGGGGTATGCGCCTGGATTCGATCAGGTACATCGAACGAAGGACGAGGACCGGAAGCGCCGCAAGAGTCACGCGAAGTTCAAGGCACAGTGCGCTGCTCGACGTGAACAACGCAGGCTCCAGTGTTAGAGGCGGGACAGCGACCGCAGCGATACAGAGGAATAAGACATGGCCGTGAAGAATGATCTTTCCCCTGAAATGGCCCGAGCCGTGGCGTTTGCCATCGGGCAGGGCTGCAAGATTTACCGGCACGCTGGCGGTTTCTGGGGAAGCGAGCGGTTTATTGCTATGCGCTCACCGTGGATTTCTACGGCCACTATCCAGGCTCTTGTGCGGAGGGGGAGGGCCACTTATACGCGCTGGCAAGAAGGGCGCTCCTCAAGATTTCCAATCGAGATTACGCTGCAATGAGGTTCTGTGGCTACTGAGAGGAGAAATGAAATGACCCCGAGAGCAAAGAAAGCCCTGCAAGGCAGCATCGAGAAATGGGAGAAGATCGTCACTGGCGCTGGCCAAGATCATGGCGATCTCAACTGTGCGCTTTGCAAGGAATTTAACACTCGGAATATGCCGGACCCAAAGCGTTGCATCGGATGCCCTGTGCGAGCAAAGACAGGACTGACGGCCTGCGAAGGCACGCCATATAACGCCTACATGAAGGCTACGGAGAGTCAGGTGGATGGGTATGCCTATAGCGTGGCTGCGCGCAAAGCAGCCCTCGCCATGCTGCGTTTTCTGGAGTCGCTGCGGTAGGTAATCGCAGCCATGATGAAAGCCGCTGCCAGCAGGTACTTCCTCCAGATTCGCAGCAAGAATGTTGCGGAAGATTTGGTGAAGGACGAACGGTACTTCTACTTTGACACGCTCGATCAAGCGATAGACGACATGATTCAGCGCAAGGAGAAGGCCATCGTCATGGCCGAGCAGAACATCAAACGGCAGGCGAGCAACCTCAAGCTGTTCAAGAAGAAGTACGGGAGGCTCTGATGGCCCCTCTCTTCGTGAGCAACGACCAATGGTCAAAGTGATACGCGATATCGAACTGTCATTCATCCATCCGCCCATCCCGGATCGGAATTGCGACTGGCAAGCCTCGCGCAAAGGCTGGGATCTTGGCGATCCGCTGGGCCACGGCAGGACGCCGGTTATCGCCCTCTCTGACCTGCTGGAAAAGGAGACATCCAATGATTGACATGAACGATCCGAACATGAAAGCAGCCCTCCAGCTGACCGAGGATGCCGTGCAAGCACAGGTGGAGAACGAGCAGATTAGCTTTGGAAGCTGCTCCTGCGGCCAGTACGGCCAGCTCTTCCGCACCGGCAAATGCGCGCATTGCTACATCGCAGAGCTGGAGGCCGACGTGAAGCGACTCGCGGATAAGCCTTCGCTCGATGACTAATACCACGACGAAATGGCCCGCCGCCGTGATCCGCGTTCGGACGACGAACGGCAAATTTTCATACGTGCAGCCTGCCGAATGGCACGACAAGAACTGCGTGTTACTCCGCGAAATGCAGGCGAACGGATGGCCGCGAAAATCCAACATCTCACGCGGCAAGATCGCTTGGGAAGCTGGCGAAGCACGCAGCGTCCACAAAGACCGTGGCTGCTAACAGCTACACCACGAAGCAGGAGGAATGATGAGAACCAGACAAGAGCATTTGCAGTTTTGCAAGGATCGAGCGATGGAGTACGTCAACCAAGGCGATCTGCTCAATGGCGTCACGTCCATGATGTCCGACCTGGAGAAGCACGACGAAACGCGGCAGAAGCCCGGCAGCATCCTCAGCATGCTCGGAATCATGGCTGCACAGCAAGCCCAGGCCGGCGACCGTGATGCGGTGGTGCGCTACATCCAGGGGTTCAACTGATGTCTGCTACCGACTCGCGCCGTACCCCAGGCGGCAAAGCGCGTGCAGCAAGGCTCGCACCCTGGCAGCGCAAGAATCTCGCATTCGCCGCATACCTTGACGCCGCTTACCCGTTGTGGCGGCAGTGGAAGGACACCAGCGGTATGCGAAAACTAGAAGCCGCATTCACCGCTGGCTGGCACGCCGCTAACAGGAGGCCGTGATGGTTGCACCCAATGAACGCAATGAGGCACCGAGCGAAGGCACCCGTTCAGTCGGCGGAAACCATGGATAGGAAAGTCGCAGCTGCGGCAGCGCACGTAGACGGTGAGGAAGAAGCCGCCGAGCGCGCCGGCTTCAATCGGATGCGCCTGGACCGTGCGCGCCTGCTCTCCATTCAAGACCAGCGCCACGCGCTGACGCTGGAGGAGATTGCCCTGCGCAAGAGCCTCGCGGGATACCTCGGGGTCGCGGTCGGTGACGTTGTGGATGGCATCGCCGGTAAGCGCTTGAAGGTTCTAGAGATCGAGGGCGACTTCAACTACAGCGCGGGCCAATGGGTGCCGTGCGTCCGGTGCTGGTGCGCTCCGGAAACAAAGACCGGCTTCCACCCAAAGAACAAGGTGCGGCACACGATTCACATGCCGGATCTAGCGCTCAGCGCCACCGTAGATATGAAAGGAGCCTGACATGACCGAGCACGGTGCTATGCAGCTAGACGTAAACGCGCTGAATGAGGCCGGATGGAAACTACTCGAATGCGGTTTCCCGGCCTTCAATAAGGCCAAGGACGCTGCGGAGGCGACGATCACATGCTATTTGAATGCGGTCGCCAAAAACTCGCTGCAATCTGCCACACCAGCGAACGCTCGGGCGGTGGCGGAGCATGTTGAGGCCCTCAAGTACATCGAACTGGAATGCAGAGGCAGGCCAGAAGCTGTAATGCAGAAGATACATGCGCTGGCCGAGCATGGGCTAGGTGCAACCCTGCCCGAAGCGCCGCAGCCTGCGCAAAGCGTCCCCGAGGCCGTGCTGGACGCCTATGCAGAGTGCGCGAAGATTTGCGAGAGTGAAGGTAGGCAAGCGAACACGCTCTTGCGAAGCGGGCAATCTGCGCTAGAGGCGATGCAACGTATCCTCGCCGCCCGCGACAAGCTGAGGGGGAAGCCGTGAAACCTATCCCGATTTCTGCCGCCGAGCGTATAGCAAAGCTGTATGACTACGATCAGGTAATCGTTATCGCCAGGAAAGTAGGCAGCGGCGACACTGAACACGGAGAACATGTGACGACCTACGGACGGGACAAACAACACTGCGACATTGCAGCAAGAATCGGCGACTTCCTCAAATACAAAGTGATGGGATGGAAACCATGACCCCCGAGCGGGAGTTGCTGAGAGAAATCCGCAATAGGTTCTTCGGAGAGGAAGAACTCGTCGCTCGCATCGACGCCCTCCTCGCCCTGCCTGCGACGCAGCGAAGCGAGCCGGTGGCGTGGCGGTGGAAATGGAAACATCACGGTGATTGGCGTCACACCGGCGCGCAACCGCAGGGAGGCGATGCAATCGACGTAGAACCTCTCTACGCAGCGCCGTTCTCGGAGACACCGGCAGGCGGGACGGCGAAGGTGCCGGAGGGGTGGAAGCTAGTGCCACTCAAACTTTACGAGGATACGCGATTGGTGATGATTCAGTGCGAGGCAGGAGACTGGAGTTTTGAAGAAGGGTGGGGACGGCTGCTCTCTTCATGTCCGCCGCCTCCGGGTCACGCCGCCGCACCTTCGCCGGATGGCAACGAGGAGAGCAAATGAGCAAAGAGACCTACGGACAAGACATTCCCGGCGGCGTCTATATCGAGCCTGATGATGCGCCCTCGGAGAAGCCGCGCGAAGGGGCTACGCCGAGGACGGATGCGCTTGATCGTAAAGCCGCCGAGACACCTGATGATGTGGCAGAGGTTGACTACCGCATTCTCGCCCGCAAACTTGAGCGGGAGAACGCAGAACTTCACATCGTCAACTGCGAGGCGTTCGACCATATCAAAGGGCTCGAGCGGGAGTTGGCGGAGGCGAAGGAACGAGAGAGCGGTCTATCCGACGCCTTACTCGACACGGAAGCGGTGCATGCGGCGGCCATCTCCCGCGAGCGCCTAGCGAACATGCGCGCCGACCAAGCAGAGGAGGCGAGGGACGCGGCGCAGCTTGTGATCTCCTTGACGCGCACAATCTTGGCAGGGAATGACGCTGGTTCTTTGCCGAATGACTTTCCGGTGTACGGGATGGCCGCCGAGCGCATGAAGGACTTGCTGAACGCGCGACGAGAGCTAGAAGCGGCGCAATCCGCAACCGAGCGCAACGCGAGCAACTATCGCTGGATGATCGAGAATCCCTACGATGTCCTGCTGGCGTTTAGCGAGGCGACCAATCAGGATACCTATGGGCTCATCAGAGACGCGGAGATCCCTGTACAGAAAATGCGCGAGTACCTAATCACGCGGCTTGATGAACTGATGGCGATGGCTGCGGCGGAGAGTTGCAACAACGTCAAGGAGAAACAATGATCGAATACCACAAGATTCAGTCCGTCTACCTGCGCGATCCCGCGAATCGCCACAAGACCTTCCTTGAAGGCCAGTGGTCAATGCCGGAGTTCGGCTACCTCGCCAACAACGAATGGCTGTGGACTGAGAAGGTGGACGGCACGAATGTCCGCGTTCAATGGAATGGGGAGAAGGTGACGCTTGGTGGTCGCACAGCCGACGCGCAGATGCCGCTGTTCCTGGTGGAGCGGCTGGACTACCTATTTCGCCCGGATGCGCTCAGAGCGGCCTTCCCCGACTGTACGGACGTGATGCTGTTCGGTGAGGGCTACGGGGCCAAGATTCAGAAGGGCGGCGGCAACTACAAGGCGGCTGGCTGCGACTTCGTGCTGTTCGATGTCATGGTGGGCGGCGTGTACTTGGAGCGCCACAACGTCGAGGACGTATCCAGCAAACTCGTTCTGGACATCGTGCCGATCCTCGGACGCGGGCCGCTGACCGCCGCAATCGAGATGACCAAGGTGGGATTCAACTCCCGGTGGGGTCCGTTCGGGGCCGAGGGCCTAGTGATGCGCCCTGCCACAGAGCTATTCACCCGTCGCGGCCATCGGCTTATTACGAAAGTGAAGCACAGAGACTTCCAGTGATCGCCGCAGTTTCCACTAGCAGAGCAGCAGAGGAGAAATAGGATGACGCAAGCAGACAGAATCAAGCTGGCCGACGAGATCGACAACTTCCCGCTGGAGGGCATGGACATCTCTACTCAGTCCAGCATGGCACTCAACGGCTTACTGGGGCGTGCGGCCGACGCCCTCCGCGCTTCGCCGCCTGAAGCTGAGGGGCCATCTCCGCTGGAATTGTTCGCAATGGAGGTTATCGACAATTCACGCGAGTACATGGGAGACGTAGACGGCGGTTGGATTCAGGACAGGGCTGCCGCCCTCGGCATCCTAGTAGAAACGCCAGTGACCGAGGCTTGCGGCGAGGAGTGCCAGTGCGCCGAGTTCGGCTTCCCTTCGGAGTGCTACCGCTACAGCGCCGCCGTGCAGGCCAAGCGCCTGTCTAGATCAGAGGGGAGTAAATGAAAGACGATCTCAGGACTTTAGTACACGGGGCATTGAATGAAGGGCAGAGGCTCGGCTTCGACAGCGCCATTTCCATCTGCAAGCGCATGGCCGTGGAGATGAAAGGGGACTTTGCTGTGGGCGCTTCTGTATGCGCGGAGTTGATCGAGAAGATGCGCGATGCAGTCGCCTCGCCCTCCGACATATCCGGCGACTAGAGAGGAACAACATGGCTGACGTGGTTCTGAACATCAACATGGACGCGAAGTGCGTCGAGTGCCGCAAGGGCGGTGCTACGCCTAGCGGCCTGTGCCTGCGCTGCTGCACGAAGGCGATGGACCCTAAAGCACAGATGAAAACGCCACAAGGCCGTAACATGCAACGCAGATACATTGACCTTTTGAAGCGCCACAGTGGAGATCAGCAATGAGCGAGAGGAACGAGATTGAGCCAATGCTTACCCAAGTCTACGAGGCAATGGAGGGTTCCGAACTGGCAGAGGAATATTCGGTGCGACATGGAATCGACTCTGCCGCCGTGCTGACCGTGTATGACGACGAAACTGCTGGACTGATTGCCAGTTACCTTGCTCCGAGAATCGAGGGGCGTGTGGTGGTGGAGATCGGGGGCGGCATTGGCCTACTGGCGATGCACCTAGCGATGCACGCAAAGCGAGTTTACTGCATCGAGGCTAACCCCATGTGGTCGTGGACGTTCGCCACAGTGCTGCTCGCAAAGAAGCCCAAGAACCTGTCCTACTTGTTCGGAGCCGCTGACGAGTTCGTGGGGCGTATCCGTGGCAACGTGGCGCTGTTCTGCACTCACTCTGACAAGTCAGGGATGAAGCGCATCGGGGAGAGGTTTGCCGACACGGTTATCGACGTGTATGGCGAGATCATCGCCAGAGAGCCAGACCGCTTCGATCCGTTGGCCCGCGTGCTACGGGATATGCAATGACTCTTCGCCGTGCTCTGGATAGCAGCAAGGATGGCGTCGGGTACGGGATTCGAACCCGTGTCAGCGGAGTGAAGGTCCGCTCGCCTAGGCCGCTAGCAGATAACCCGACGCGGAACTACGCCGGGATACGCTCTCGGAATGGAGCAGTCTGCGGGAATCGAACCCGCACCCTCTGCTTGGAAGGCAGTAATGCTAGCCGTTGAACACCAAGACCGCTCATGGTGGGCGGATTATACGCTCCTTCGCTCGGTACAGAACACTAACGCTCAATAGCAGCAATCGCCTCATCCACGCTGCGCACGAATTGCCCTATGCCCCCGGCCTCGCGCACAGCGGCCAGGAATGCGGCTTGGCGCTCCTCGCGCAAGTCACGTGGCGCTTTGAACGATGGGCGCTTGACCTCAAGCCAGGCGTAGCGCCCGCCGCTCATCAGGACGTAGAGATCGACTACTGGCTCGGAACTGAAGTGGACGAGACTGCGCGAGCCATCGGGCTTGTAGAAGTAGGCAGCTCCGGCATTGAAGCGCACGACCTTGATGACCTCGGGGCGCAGCTCTAGGGCCTGCATGATCGCTTTTTGGATATCTGCCTCTAGCGGCTCGCCCGTGGGCTGCGGCGCAGCGCGCTTACGCAGCGGCGGCGGTCGCACGGCCTCCAGCGCCCGCTGCAGCGGCTCCGGCAGCGTGCCGTCCGTGGAGAGCGCGCGCAGGGCGGCTTCGTTGGCGGCTATCTTTTGCCTTAGCGTCATTGGAAATTTTAATTGACGAAAGCCGCGAGAGTACCTTGACATTGGGCAATCCTGCTTTAGAGTAGCGACATGGGCAGACCACAAAAGGATTCAACCTTGCAGGCCGTTCGCTTGTTCAAGGAAGGAAAGAGCATCTCGGTTGCAGCGGCTATCGCTGGCATACACACAACCACGCTTATAGACGCGCTGCGGCGGTACGTCAAACCCGCTGGGCAGAAAGGAAATCCGTGATCCGCAAATTTCTCCGCTTCTACTTCAAGCCCACGCTCGCCAACTGGCGCGCGCTGCGGCGCGTCTGCATGGCGAAGCTGCCGCCGCAGCGTAAGCCGAAGGATGCTTCCAATGGATAGCCTCCTCGAATCCGCGCTGAACGCTGCGGCGCTGCGAGACGCCGCAATGAAAGATATTGAAGAAATCACCAAGATGCGCGATGTGCCGCTCGGTGATGAGAAGGGCACCGTCGCCGAAGCTTTCCAAGCGCAGGACGTGCTCCGCGCCATGACGGAATGGCATCAGCAGAACGAATCCGAAGTGCTACCCACGGCGCTCCTGTGCATGCTGGTCGCGGCGCGCGAGGTCTGCTAGCCGTGAGCGACAAGCATTATCGCTATCGAACAATCGAACGCAATGGGAAATTTATTCCTCAATTCAAAGTGATCTATCCATGGTGGTATGGGGTGCATCCATTCCTTTTAGCGTTTTTAATCCTCCCTAATAAATGGGAAGATTATTATGATATTCCTAATACCACAGCTTCAGAATTTTTGTGTGGGCATAGATTGTTATTGTCTTTTAGAACACAAAAAGAAGCAGAGACGTTTTTGCATGGGCGTGATGGTGAAGGTATAGCGCACCAGTAAAGTTAAGGAGAAAGACATGGACAAGCCAATCAGTGTTGGTGATTTGGTACAAATTATTAGGGAGCGTATTTGCTGCCAACACGAAACAGCATGGGGCCATGTATTTGTGGTTTCAAAGATCACAAAAGAACTATGCCTCTGCTCCTATTGCGGAAAAGACATTGGGCTACAAGTTATTGCTTGGACAGAAGATATAAACGAGGGCGCGGAGCTTATGCGCCTCAAGCGCATCCCGCCACTGTCCGAACTGGAAGGCGAGCGTATAGAGGGAAACATCAGGGAGCCAGCATGAACTGCGAACGCCACCCCGAGCGCGTGTGCTGATGAAACGCAGCGCGTCCTTTGCGGAAGGTTACGAAGCCTACGAACGTGGCGACGAGGTATTTCAAAACGCCTACGTCGATCCAGACGAGCAAGCCGACGAGTGGCGCGATGGATGGCTTCAGGCAGCAGAAGACTATGCGCGTGAAGCTGAGAGCAACGAACGCGACAAAGTTTTAGACGATCCGCGCAGAGGTCAGGCGCGGAGCATTAACCGAAGCTAATCCTAACTACAGGAGATTGCTATGGCTGGATTCAGAAAAGCGAAAGCAGAGCAGGCAGCATTGAAGATGGGCATCTACGGCCCTCCAGGCAGCGGCAAGACTTTCACCAGCCTGCTGCTCGCAGAGGGTTTGGCGGCAGCGAGCAAGAAGCGTATCGCCTACGTGGACACCGAGCACGGTACGGACTTCTACTGCAAGACGGTTCCTACCCGTGCAGTTCATCCGGAAGCATTCGACTTCGACGCGATCTATTCGCGCTCGATGACAGAGATTCAAGCGGCGATCAAGGAACTAAATGCCGAGGAGTATGGCGTAATTGTTCTGGACTCGGTGACGCATCTTTGGGAGGCGGCAAGGGCTGCATATCAGGGGCGCACCACATCAGCAGGCACGATTCCCATGCAAGCGTGGGGTAAGATCAAAAAGCCGTACAAGGACATGATCGCCTTCCTACTGTCGTCGCCTATGCACGTAATAATGTGCGGGCGGCAGGGCACTGAGTACGCGACTGATGAGGAAACGGAAGAACTCAAGGCTGTTGGCGTCAAGATGAAAGCCGAGGGCGAGACGCCATACGAACCGCACATCCTGATTCGCATGGAGTCATTGAAGCCGCGCAAGACAAGCGAAATAGCTACCATCATCGCCTACGCGGAAAAGGACCGCACTGGCGTGCTGTCTGGTAAGAGCTTCGCCAACCCAACGTTTGACTCCCTTTGCAAGCCCCTGATGGGACTGCTTGGCGATACGCAGGCTCAGGTGCAGACCGAGGATGCTGCTGCCTCAATGGACGCTGACGCCATCGCTATTGCGGACAAGGCGCGGGAAACTGATTCGGCTGCTCTACTCCTGCAATTCTCAAGCAAACTCGGCTTGGCAACAGATGCCAAATCGCTCAAGGCTGTGGGCGGAGAAATTACGAAGGAACTCAAGGCGCGGATGCTGCCCGCAGACGTATCGACGCTACGCGAGCGATATCAGGAACGCGAGCAGGCTGTCAAGGCCGCAGCGTGATGCCATGTCCAACCCCGGCCCCGACTTCTCCCGCGTTGCCCGCTTGGTTGAACGCGCTCGCGGCGCGGCAGGAACGCCGACGCGAACAGTGGCGGCGTGCCCAGTACAAGCGCCGTGGCCCACCACGCGGAGCTGGGCACCGTCATGCCCTACGTGGAGCGGACGGACGATATCGAAGTGGTGCCGCTGGGGCTTCTGGGAACCGGACGGCTCGGCGCTGAACGTGACGCGGATACTGTGACGCCTTGGACCGTCGAGCGCCTTCGCGCATTTGAGGTCACGGTGCGCGATGCCATAGAGGGAGGGCGCGTCAAGGGGCCAGTGCATCTTTCCGGCGGCAATGAATCTCCGCTCATCGAGCTCTTCCGCTACGTTGATCCAGGCGACTGGTGCTTTTCGACGTATCGCGCGCACTACCACGCCCTGCTGCACGGTCTGCCAGAGCAGTACGTGCTGCACGAGATACTGGCCGGGCGCTCGATATCTCTGCACAGCGCGGAGCATCGCTTTTTCACGTCCGCCATCGTCGGCGGGTGCCTTCCGATTGCGCTTGGCGTTGCGGCTGCAGTCAAGCGCGTCGGCGACGATACGCATGTCTGGTGCTTCGTGGGCGACATGGCGGCGTCCTGCGGAACCTATAAGGACTGTCTGCGCTATGCTGAGTCTCAGGATTTGCCGATCTCGTTCGTGATAGAAAACGACGGCTTTTCCACGTACACGCCTACCGAAGCGGCGTGGGGTATGCCAGTCGCATATCCACCCAGCAGGAAACAGTGGTACTACAGGTACGAGCGTACGGAGCCTCATATCGGCGCTAGGGCAGATGCAACGCTGTAACTACTTTGACGAGTGCTGCGCAGCGATGGAATTGCTAGCGCAGTCCGGCGCTCTATTCCTTGGACAATCGGTGCGCTACCCATCGAACGCCATGTTCAAGACGCTGCGAGACGTGCCGATGGAAAGCCGCATCGAGGTTCCGGTATTCGAAGACGTGCAGATGGGCATGAGCATCGGCTACGCGCTTTGCGGATTCCTGCCGGTATCGTGTTTCCCGCGCATGGACTTCCTGCTGCTGGCGGCGAATCAGCTAGTCAATCATCTGGACAAGATTCCGTACACGCCGCATCGCGCAAAGGTCATCGTGCGCACGAGCGTCGGCGCTAAGTGGCCGCTGCATTCCGGGCACCAGCACACGCAGGATCACAGCGCGGCGTTCCGGCTGATGCTGCGCACGGTCGAGGTAATAGAATTGAACTGCGCGCGCGACGTAATGCCAGGATATAAGCGCGCCCTTGCTGCCGAGTATTCCTGCTTGGTCGTGGAGCGGCAAGACCTTTACGGGGAGATGTGATGTCGGACGATCTTCGATTGATCGACGGTGCCGAGCGCGACCGCCTGATCCTCGCCATCCTGAAGCGCATCGACGCCGATAGGCCGATCTATGCGAACGATGAAGAATGGGAGCGCGGCTGGGCCGATCAGCTAGCGGAATTCCGCTTGCATCCCTCAGAGGACGCGCTGATCCCGAAATTCATCCGCCCAGGAATGCCGGTGCGCTGGCGGCAGCAGTTCTACCACCCAGCCGATCCGCTGCACGAGCTTAATTACGTGCGCATGGTGCAGGAACATCTCGGCGACCTGATGCTGGGCTGCGAGAGTATTCACGAATTCGGCTGCGGAACGGGATTCAACCTGGTCGCACTGGCAAAGCGTCACCCGCAAGCATTGCTTTACGGCTACGACTTCTCGCGTTCCGCATGCTCGTTGACCGAAGCGGCAGCGCAGCACTTCGGATACCGGATCAATGCCGAGGTATTTAGCATGGCGATGTCGGTTCCGCTGCGGCCCAAGTTAGGCGCTGGTGCTGGCGTATTCACCTTCGGTAGCATCGAACAGCTAGGGCCGCAGGGCTTCCAGAAGTTCATCGACTACCTGATAGAGCAGCGCCCAGCTATCGTGGTGCATATCGAGCCGGTGCCGGAATTGCTCGATCCGGCTAACCTTGTGGACCATCTATCTCTCATGTTCCACCGCAAGCGCCAATACGCCTACGGGCTGCTCGGCTACCTGCACGAGCGCGTGCGAGTGGTGGAGGTAGAGCGGAGCTGGTTCGGCAGCACGATGCTCGAATCATACGCACAGATAGTGTGGAAGCCGAAGTGAAAGCCCTAGTCACTGGCGGCACGCGCGGCGTCGGCGCGGCCATCGTCGAGGAACTAGCGCGGTGGGGTCACAGCACGCACACGTTTTCGCGCTCGCCAAATCCGTATTTCATTGCAGACGCCACCGACCAGACAGGGCGACAATTCGTGAAAGAGCATGTTGGCCATTGCGGCATACTCGTCAACAATGTTGGCGGTGGAGGGCGCTACGGCACGGATGCCGAGGTATGGGCCAAGAACGTAGACGCGATGATCGACTTCACGCAATGGGCTATCTCCGGCATGGCGCAGCGCGGATGGGGCCGAGTCGTCACGATATCGAGCATTCACGGGCGCGAGTACGGCAGTCGCCCGATCTTCATGGCGGCGAAGGCCGCGCAAATCGCCTACATGAAAGGGATGTCGCGCTCCAATTTCGCGCGCTGCGGGGTTACGTTCAACACGGTCTGCCCTGGCAACGTGAGCGTTGCGGGTAAGCCTGATCTGGACGAAGCCGCTCTCGCCGCGTTGCCAATGGGCCGCATGGGCAAGCCCGATGAGGTCGCTAAGCTCGTAGTGTTCCTGTGCAGCAACTACGCGAGCTGGATCAATGGATCAACAATCGTAATCGACGGAGGCGAAAGCCATGCAATCTAAAATATGCGTGTTGGGGAGTCTCGGCTTCATCGGCAGCGCCCTGTGCGCCAAGCTGGACGCGCTGGGCGTTCCATACAAGGCAATCCCCACGTCCTCGCACGGCATGACGCTGGACCGCGATGCAGGATGGATCACTAGCGAACTTGACGGTGCCGATATCGTCTACCTCTGTGCGGGCCGCACTGGGGGCGTAGGCCGCATGGCGAATGACCCGCTCAGTTTCGTCCTACCGAACGTGCGCATTCACATGAACGTCTTTGAAGCCTGCAAGGCAGTGGGCGTACGCCGCGTCATTTGCGGGCAGTCGATCACCGGCTACCCGGATACGGTGACAGCCGTAACCGAGGACGAGTACCACAACGGCAGGCTGCACCCCGCCTACTTCGTGCCCGGAAATACTTGGCGCTTCATCGACCGGCTAGCTGAAATGATGAAGCCGCTAGAAATCGTGTTCCTGCGCCCGTCGAACGTCTACGGGCCGCGCAATGACTTCGATCCGCAGACCTCACACGTCATAGAGGCGACAGTGCGCAAGGTCTACGAGCGGCAAGACCCGTTCATAGTCTGGGGGAGCGGGTTGGAGAAACGCGACCCGACCTACATTGACGATCTGGCCGAGGCTCTGACGCTGGCCCGCGACTGCCCGACAGGGGCCTATAACATCGGCACTGGGCAGTCGGTGAGCGTGGCCGACATGGTGCAGATTCTCTGCGATCACGCGGGATTTCATCCGACGATCCAGTTTGACAAGACGAAGCCCACGGCTATTCCGACGCGCTATCTCGACTGCACGAAGGCAACGCAGGTGCTCGGATTCGAGCCTGACGTGAACATCGTGGAGGGACTGGCGAAGACCTACGAGTGGTATGCGGCGAATGCGAGCCGCTAATGCGCGTCTCTGACTACATCCTTCGACGCCTCGCCGACGAAGGCGTAACGCACTTCACGCATACGTATGGTGCCGCGTGCGGGGAACTTCTCGATGCCGTCACGCGGCAGGATCGCATCAAGCACGTTTGCTTCCTCCACGAGCAAGCGGGAGGCTTCGCTGCGGAAGGAATCTCCAAGGCCGGAGGTTTCGGCGTTTGCATCGTCACCAGCGGGCCAGGTGGCCAGAACCTCGTCACGCCAATAGCCAACTGTTTCTACGATTCCACACCAGCCCTGTTCATTACGGGCCAAGTAAACAGCAAGTTCATGCGCCCTAACGAGAGCATCCGCCAGCTCGGCTTTCAGGAATGCGACATCGTAGGCATCGTGAAGCCGATCACGAAATACGCCGTCACAGTGAAAGACCCGAAGCGCATCCGCTACGCGCTGGAGCAGGCGATATGGCAGGCTAAGAACGACCGCCCCGGCCCGTGCCTGCTCGATCTCCCCATCGACGTGCAAAAAGCCGAGATCAACCCGGAGGAGCTTGAGGGCTTCGCGCCTAACCGTCTCGGATGGATCAATTACGGGGTGGACGAGGCCATTGACGCCTACCTGAAAGACCTTGCAATCGCCAAGCGCCCGGTGCTGCTGATCGGCGGCGGCTGCGCCAACTACAAGGAGGAATTCAATGCTCTCGCCGCGCGGCTACAGATACCATGCTTCCCGACCTGGAATGCGATTTGCACAGTTTCCAGCGATTCACCGTACTACGGCGGGCGCATCGGAACTTATGGCGGTGCGGGACGCAATTTCGGCATTGCTAATTCGGATTTACTACTTGCGATTGGCTCGCGGATTTCGGGAAGGATCACTGGCGGAATTCCAGAATCTTGGGCACGTGCCAGTAAGAGATATTTTGTCGATGTCGATACAGCGTTACTCGTTCCAAAGTGGCAACCAGTCCAAGCGCACCTGAACATCCTCTGCGATGCCGGAGCGTTCATGCGGCGTCTAGCCGAACGCACCAAGCCCGCCAACGTGCCGGAATGGCGCTCCATCTGCCGCACATGGCGCGAGAAGTACGATCCGGTCAGGGATGAGCACCGCGAGAATTGGCACCTGTACGGATTCCTGCGCTATCTCTCCGAGCTAATGCCGAACAACGCCATCATCGTGAACGATACTGGCGGCGCGGTCATCTCGGCAGCGCATGCATTCGAGACAAGGCGCGGGCAGCGGTATTTCACTTCAAACGGCAATACGCCGATGGGATTTGCATTCGCCGCCGCTCTAGGAGCGCAAATTCAGAATCCTACGCGGCCCGTGTTCTGCCTGATCGGCGACGGCGGATTCAACATGAACATTCAGGAATTGCGCACGATGGCGCGTATGAATATCCCGGTGCGGACATTCATCTTGAACAACGGTATTTATGGCAACACGGTTTCGTATCAGGACGCCAACTACGGCGGCAGGCGCATCGCCGGAGCGCCGCCGGACTACTCGCCGCCGGACTTCGTGAAGATCGCCAAGGCTTACGGCGTGAAGGCGTACACCATCGACAAGAAGTGGGAGGCGGGGAATCATAGCTATCAAGCGCATACCGTGGACGAATGGCTACCGCGCTTGATGGGTACGCCGGGGCCGTGGATTTGCGACGTGGTAAACGAAGGCTTCTGCAACTACGAGCCGCGCATGGTGTCATGGTCGAATCCTGTAGAAGACATGCAGCCATATCTCAGCAGGGACGAATTCAAGCGCAACATGGTTGGCGTAGAACCTTGGGACGGATGGGAGAACAACAAATGAACATCTGCATAACCGGGGCCGCTGGTTTCATCGGCTCGATCCTCACGCCGCTGCTCGTGAAGCACGGGTACAACGTCACGGCGCTCGATGCCTTTGTCTACGGCAACGAGACGACGCTGGCGGCGCTGTGCAAGCATCCGAACTTCGACATGTACCGCGTGGACGTAAGGGACGAGCGCGCGTGGCGACAGTTCACCGCGAAGGCCGACGTGATAATCCCGCTCGCCGGTCTGGTGGGCGCTCCGGCCTGCGATCTACGGCCATTCGAGGCCCTGGCGTTGAATCTGGATCATCCGCTGGCGCTCGTGAAATCGCTCGCCAAGGATCAGCTTTGCGTCATGCCAACTACGGAGTCGGCGTATGGCTCTAACGCCGAGGTCTGCACTGAGGAGACGCCGACGAATCCTCTATCGAGCTACGGCAAGCATAAGGCCATTGTCGAGCGCGCGCTGCTTGATCGCGAGAACAGCATCAGCCTGCGCTTGGCTACCGTGTTCGGCATGTCGCCGAGGATGCGCCTTGATCTGCTCGTTAACGATTTCGCGTGGAAAGCATACCGCGAGCACTCCATTCTGCTATTCGAGGAGCACTACAAGCGCACGGTGCTGCACGTCGAGGACGCAGCTACGGCCTTCATTCACGCGATCCAGAATCGCGGGGCGATGCGCGGTGAAATCTACAACATCGGCAATGTCACGCTCACCAAGCGCGGGCTGTGCGAGGCCATCAAGGTGAAGATGCCGGATTTCTACTTCGCCACCATCAGCAAAGGTAGCGACCCGGATCAGAGAAATTACGAAGTCTCAAGCGCGAAGCTCAAGCGCACGGGCTACGAATTTCGCTGGACGCTGGATGCGGGGCTCGATGAGCTATTCAAGGGATTCCGGGCGTTGACGAATACGCGCTGGGGCAATGTATGATTATGCCGCAGCTAGGCTAGCGAACTGGAGTTGGCGTACCTCCAAACCGCGACCGGCGGCGCGAGTTAAATAGGGCGGATGCGAGCAGGTGCCAACTCTGCGGGACATCCCCTGCAATCTGCCCGACCGCCGGATTACACTTGGTTCCCCGCTGCGTCGATCCAGCCGGTGACTACGTTGCCGTCGTACCAGATCGGCAAGCCTAGAGTGGTGTCAAAGAACGTGCGCCCGACCCACGTATTCGTCGTCGGCCTGTTCGCCGTGACCCCGGACTGCTCTACGGCGGCGAGGATCGCCCACGCCTGAGACATCCAGTTCGCCCACGCCTTGGGCCACGCGGCCCCGGTGGGCGTTACCGGGAGAGACTGCTGGATGGGGGGCGTGTTGATAGGCATTCTTACTTGGAAGCTACGCCCTTTTCCTTCTCTCTAGTCCGCAAAGCCCCTACGCCTAGCAGGGCAAATAGGATTTGCATGGTGATCGTGGTGTCCAGCACCGGGAAAGCTCCGGTATAGCCCGCCAAGGTAGCCACGAACCGCGCCAGAGGCTCCAGGATCGCCGCATAGGCGAGCCCTGTGCCACCTACCCATCCGACGTAAGGGCGCCATCCTGAGACCCACAGGCGAGGGCTAGCGGCCTCCACCTGATTGACGGCGATCTGGGCCTTGGCTAACTCAGTTTCAGATGCTAACTGGGCCAGTTCCCCGGTTTGCTGCATCTCCATGAGTTTTACCTTGGCAGCATCGCGCTGGGCCGGATCTGGCCACAGGCGGTCGATCAGCTTGCCCCCAATGCCCAAGACTGCGCTTACAGGGTCAAATCCGGCCATAGCGATCTCCTAGGGATATGACCAAATGTGCGGCCGTGGCTGTCCCTCGGCCTGTGGTAAGCGGTCAAGGTGCAGGAAGCGCCCGCCGTACGGCCCGTGCTGCTTGACCCCGATGCCGGTCCAGCCTAGCCAGTAAGCGCGCCTGAGCAGTTCAAGGGCCTCTTTCCCGCTCAGCCCAACGTCCACCGCGCCCTTCGTATGCGGCCCGGTGCGCCCCGTGGACGACACCTTGGCATTGTAATCCGGGCAGCGATAGCCGGAATTGATTGGCATGGGCTTGCCGTAGGCTTCGCGTAGTTGCTGCAGGGCCTCGATGAAGTCGGCGGGCGGGATGCCACCGCAGCCGCAGCGGCAGGCCAGCTCGGCGCGCGTGAAATTGGCGGAGAGTCTATCGGTCACGGCGAGCATCCCTCACAGTTTCCCTGCGCCTGCGGTCGAAGTCCACGGCCTCCATCGCATCGAGCTTGCGCAGGATCAGCTCGACCTTATGGTTTGTGTCCTTGCCGTCCTTCTTGACCTCTGAAATGGTAGACGAAAGATTGTCCACGCGCTCTTTCTGCTTGGCCTGCTCGGCCGAGGACTGCGCATAAGTTCCAGCAATCGCTCCGGCCATTGCGAGGATGGTCAGCAGGTTGCCGAGGGAGACGTATTTGCGGCGTTCCTTTTCTAGTGACATGGGCGGTGTCCTAGTAGCTGATGATGTACTTCGCCACCGCGAATGGCTGCATGATGTTCGCGGCTGCGTTGCCGCCGGTGCTGGCGGTGCTTCCTGTAATAGTTACACCATGAGAACTCGATGCAGAGCCAGCAGTCTCTCCGGGTCTCCCTTCTCCACCACCACCATCTGTCCAAGTAGTAAAGCTCCCGGCGAGCGTACCCGCAGCATGAAGATGAGCTAGGGCTTCCGTGCTGCTTTGCGCGTGGCCTTGCTCGCCGCCGTACTCGCCTAGCGTGCGCGCGGTATAGGTGTGCGTCAGCGTTGCAGTACCAGTTCCGCTGATCGTTTCCATTGATCCGGTAGTCGCGTTCTGGGCAATCGCCAAGGTGCTGCACAAGCGGACATTCGTAGCCGATGCGCGATAAATGTAATACGTCGGGCCAGCCGTAGCGGACGTGGTGAATCCGGTCAGGTCGGACAGCACAATCGCCATCCCGGTGATCCACTTCGTGTTATTCGATGCCACAGTGAAGCCGTCGCCGCTTGAAGCGGTGACATCTTCCGTGGTTGTGCCAGTGCCATCGCCAATGATGGTCTTACCGCGCATGTCTGGCAGGTTGAATGTCGTTGCGCCGTCGCCGTCGCCCCACGTATCGGCAATCGCCGTGTAGAGGGCCGCATAAGTGGTGCGCGACACTTCGGAGCCATCGCATTCCAGCCAGCCTGACGGGATACTGGAGCCAGCGTAAGGCAGAGGCCCGATACCAGCTGGCAAGATGCCGCCTGCGCCGGTTGACTGCACGACAACCGTAGCCGCAGGCACATTCGCCACATCAACGCGTAGCCACTTCGTCGGGTCTGTTACGTCTGCAAACGCGGGAATGACATCGCGGCGGATCGGAAGCGAGCCGTTTTCGGACGATATGATTCCGTAGATCACCGATGACAGGCCGGAATCGAGCGTGCCGGAATCGTTGACGACAGTTATAGTCGTAAGCGACGTGTAGGCGACAGCGGAAATGGTGCTGTAGATCGTGCCAGCAGTGTTCGTTGTCTTGAGCCTGCGCCCTACGTTGAAGATTGAGCGTTGATCGCCAGCCACGCTGAACGACGTTGCGCTGATGTAGGTCGGGGACGCGGTGTACGAAATCCATTCCGTGAACGATGCCGCAGAGACAATTGCAACGCCCGTAATGTCATCGTAAGTTTTTTGAACTACATCATCTGCGTCGGTAAGAACAAGCTTATAGGCAATGTTCTCAACCAAAAATATGATGCCAGTAGTAGGGAGCCCCAGGGAATTGATGACGACAGGGTTACTTTGTGCGACATCCCCATCAGCGGTAGTGTAGGTGGCTTGTGGCGTAGAAGTGCCAGCAAGATATGTGTTCCACTTCCAGCCGGTAGCGGGGTCGCCTGCGCTATCGACAACCTGCGAGTTTCCAATAGGCGATAAATTGACGGAAGGCATGTTATGCTCCTAGTGCGTGTCCAGCACCATGTCGATGGCGATTGCTTTACTTCTCAGGCCGCTAGTCCTGCTGATCCTGATAGCCATCGTCTTCGCTCCGGTCGTGTACGCCATCAAACGATGGGTGCCAGATGGCTGGCTAAAGCGCACGCTGTTATTTCGCATAAATTGACCCGATAGCAGCAGCACCAGGAAGAGCGGCGCGCACTGGTTCTTTCGCCAGCAAATCAGATATAGCGCGCACGGTCATCCCAGGGCCGTATCCAGGCTGCGTCATCAGAGATTGGTACGGCTGCGACAGGATAAGCGACCTTGCCGCAGGCCTCGCAGCAACGCCAGCCATGACATAGGGATTTCCTGTCAGCGCGCTAATCGTTCCCATAGCGCCCCAATCCAGTGGGCTAGTAGCGAGGGCAGCACCGCTTTTCTCCACGTCCTGCGCGGCCTTCGGAAAGGCTTGCGCGAATCCTGCGGCGGTCTTCAATCCGCCGGATAGAGGTTTGCCCTTCGTGAGTTGCGCCGCTAGTTTGGCACCTACCACGTTCCCGGTTGATTCGTTCAGCGCGGCCTCAATGGTGTACGTTTTGGCTATCATCTGGCGCGCTGCGCGGAAGGCTTCCAAGCCACCCTTGTTCGCGCTCATCATGTTGCGCTCGATCAAGTCCTCAAGCGCATCGGACGCGCCGCGGTAGAAACGCCCCGCATCGGTAGCGCCTTCCTTGAACGCTTGCCCCGCGCGCTCGCGCAACGCCTTGGTTAATTCGACTACCGTGTTTCCGTCGAAGTCCGACCGATCAAGGCTCTTGGCAATATCCAGCACGTCCTTATGGCCCAGTTCAGGGATTTCCTTTGCCAGCGTGCGCTGCGCGCTTGATAGAGCCGTAATCTGTTTCTTGAATGTGGAATCAGCAGCGTATCTTCCGAACGATGCGACATTCGCGTATTCCTCGCCAGCAGTGGCACGAATAGCCTTCAGACCCTCTTTCGTCAATGGCGCGTCGTCCGCCAAGCCAACTGCTTCCTTGGCGAGTTTGTTTGTCACCGTTTGATTTCTGACGCTTGCCGCCTGCCCGGTCTTGATCTTGCCGGAGAAGCCTTCGAGAATCTGATTCCACGCCGATTTCGGATTGGCTTGCGTAGGTGGAACAACGTACCCTGCCTCGCGCGAAGCGGCCAATGTTGCATCCTTGGATTGACTCGCGGCTTTTTCTACCGCACCGGCAGCGCGTTTAGCCTGCACAGCGCCGATGATCTTGTCGCCTACGTATTTACCGGCTACGCCAGCGCCAACCCCGAGGCCAGTATTGAGGATACGAGATTCCCTGTCTCTAGTTGGCTGCACCAATCCAAGCGCGCCACCAGTAGCTGCTGCGCCCCCGTAGGTCGCCGCACCTGGAATGCCTGCTGCTGGCAACGTGGCGGCTATATTGCCAGCGATATTCCCCGTGATCCCACCTCCGGTGCGCATCAGCGGCTTGTCGAGGCGCGTGCGCTCAGCGGCCTCAAGGGAAAGCCTTTGCTGCTCTGCGGCCATGTTCTGTTGCGTTTCACCCCACGATGGCGCTACTTGTCCCTGTTGCGGGACGCCAGTAGAAGCGTTGATCTGCTCTAGGCCGAGGCCAATATCGGAAAACGCCTTGCCAGCACCGGCCAATAGATTCTCGCCGAAAGATCCGGTCGGATCTGGGGCCTGCTCAGTAGTGGGCGCGACAGGGCGCTCCGTGTACTTCAGCCACGGCCCCGATTGCGGCGCATGTGCTGCCTGATAGCGTTCCCAAGGGCCAGCCATCAGCGCGCCTTCTCCCATGACGATTTCTGCGCCGGGTCACCGCCTTTGTAGATGTAGCCATCTTCTCTATGGCCGAGTTGTGGGCGTGTGTCCTGCGCTGGCGCTGTTCCTGCACTAGGCATCTCAATCTTTCCTTTCGGAATCCCAGACGCCTTGAAGTAGTTATCCAGTTCGCCGCTATCGACCTTCTTGTTCCATTTCTCAATGGCGCGCACTGCAACATCGCGGCGAATCTCCGTCATGCGGATAAGCGTTTGCTTGTTCATCGGCGTAACGCCCGTCATGACGCTGCGCAGGAATTCCCGCTCCGCAGGCGTATCCATACCGCGAGCCCCAATGCCGAGCGCCTTGATCATCGGGAACACGTCAGAACCCATGAGCGCATCAAGTAGTTCGGTATCGCTTACCTTTTTGCCGCTCGCCTTGTCCTGCAGAACGAGCTGCTTGAAGCGTTCTAGATTCTTGAATATCTCCGCTCCCATCCCGGTAATCGCGTCGGATTCTGTGATCTGCTTCAGCGTCAGATCGAGTTTTTGCAGATTCTCCACCGCCGCTTCCGCCGCATCGTGCTGCCCAATCACGCGCTCTGCTGTCTTCGTGCCGACCGTATCGGCGAACTTGCTCTGCGCCCGCATGTCGATGGGCACCGTGAGTTGCGGCGCACCAGCCTTGGCAATCGCAGTGCGCCCAGCAACGTACTGAGGATCAACCGGCGACAGCCCACCCCCCGGCATACGCGTATGCCCGGCAGGCGCAGTAGTACCTGCGGCGAGCTTCGCTTGCAGGAATGCAGGGTCGAATATCTCCGGGTCTTTTTGCAGGGCCTCAAGTGCGACTTGCTGGAACTGCGGCGTCGAGAGCAGCGATGCGCGTTGCCGCTGCAGGGCGCGATACTTGTCCCATGAGGGCTGATCGGTGACGGTAATAAGCTCGTTCTTCGCCTGCTCGCCGAACGACTTGATGAGATCGCTATCCTGCTTGAGCAAGTTCGATTGCGCCTTTTGCTGCTCGGCCTGAGACTTCTGGTACTGAATGCCGGAGGTAGGCGATACCGCCATCACTTGCTGCGTAGTCGGCGTGCCACCGCCCCCAAAGAGAGCGCGCAGTTTTTGCTGCTCCTCAATGCCTTGCTGCGCTTGCCCGATCTGTAGCCCTTGAAGCTGGCTCTGGCCCATGAGGTTCTTGACCTGCATGGCGCGGCCAAACTGATCGAGCGGGCCTTCAAGCGGCGTGGTGCGGCCGAGTTGGGAGTAGATGGATGCATCGATGGGCATCAGACGTTCCCCCCGCCATAGCTGCCGTAATACGGCGTCGATGACATGCCGCCTGTACCACCGCCCTGCGGAAACAGCCGATTCATAAAGCTTTGTTGCCCGTAGGCGTTGACCCCGGTATTGAGCGCGTTCTGCCAAGCGTTCGCCCCAGCGATGCCAGCCGCACCGCGAGCGTTCGCAGCGCCAGTCATCAGGTTGCCGATGTTCCCCGCGCTCTGCATCCCGAATTGGCCGAGCTGCCCACCGGTTTGCTGTCCGGTGCCTGAGATGCCAGCCAGCCGGTTGTAGATGTTGCCGAACTCATTGGAGGCGTAGTCCTGCCCGAAGCGGGTAAGCGCCTTCAGTGTAGCGCCGCTGCGGCGCATGCCCTGCGCGCCTGCGGCACGGTCGATGGCCTGCTCGCCCTGGCCGAGCCTGAATTGATAGCCCGGCGACTGCTCCATGACTTGCTCTGGCGTGAGCGTCGATGTCCCCAGCCCGAGGAGATCGCGCATGCGCCCGAGCCCCGCCTGCCCGGCCTCCATCCACGGCATCATGTCTTGCCGCGTGGTATCGAACTGGCGGCGTTGCTCTCCTATCGCGGCCTGCGATGCTGCCGTTTGTTCCTTCGCGGCTTTCTTAGACGCACTGCTGCCGAGCATGCCACCTACAAGAGCAGCACCACCTACGGCTACGGCTACCCAGGACGTAGAGTTATCCTACCTTTCCGTCACAAGAGACGTTCAAGCGCAATGGCTTGATGTTATTTCCAGAATCGAACAGCGAGAGTTTATCCTCCTCGACCAACTCTCGCTCCAGCTTGTCTAGATTGCGTTTCTTCGACCGATGCACCGTCATGCACGTAGAATCCTCGATAGCGTAGACGGCTCGCTTGGTTCCGGGCTTCGATACGATCACGGCGGGCGCGGCGTATTCCTTCATATCGTCATCCATGACGACGCGCACGCGGCCCTGCGTGACAATATACAGGTGCTCTTTCCGATGCACCTTGCCAACGATCACTGTACCGGCTGGCCTGAATACCTCGCGCGCGTAGATGCCGTCTGCGAAGTAGTGATTAGTCCTCAACTGCACCTGCGGCATCTCGCGCATCATGCGCTCGGCGGTGAGCACCTTGTCGGTCAAGGTAGGCGATTCCAGCACCTTAGCTAGCGCGGTCAATTTACGCTCCTCGCCTTCAAAGCCGCGAAGGTAAGCGCGAACTTCACTGGATCAGTCATGCGCACAAGAAACACGTAGTCAAACGCGACGCCCAAGCGCCGCCAGTGCGCGCGCGTGAGATACGCCCCGATTGCGCCTATCGTGGTCCACAACTCGTTGCCGAACGTGTGCCCGTTGTCCTTGCTGATCTGCAGCATGATCTGCGGGTCTTCGCCCTGGCCGTCGATCAGCCCAACGCCGGTTTCAAAATCGATGTACAACTCGTTCACCACCAGCCGGTCACTCGTGTTGAAGACGTGCCGCCCGCGCAGCTCGCGCGCGATGACCTCTCCGTTGTCCTCGTATACGTCAGGGTCAAGGATGTAGATATTGCCGTCCTCATAGTCCGCCACCAGCGTGCGCCCGAGATAGTCGATCTGCAGGTTCGCACGGTGCCTGCCCTCGGCAGCGCCGTAGGCGACCTCAAACCAGTCATTGGTCGTCGCATCGAACCGCCAAGACTTCTCAGGCCCCGGAAAATTGATCTGATACATCGGGTGCCCGCGATCCATGAAGGCGAAGCCGGTAGATGATTCGAGTCCGTCATACCCGGCAATCACCGCATCGAATTGCGGTGAACTGATCTTGACCGGCGTATAACCGCGAAGGTAATAGACCTGTGCCTGCCCCTGCACGTTTTGCCCGAGGAATGCGAGGCCGTCATTGAACTTGCACAGGCTCCAGCGCGCGGCAAGCCCCATTTCTGCAATGCCGCCCTTGACTTGTGAGAACGGAAAATCTGATGCGCCGATGTTCCCCCACGGCTCGATGGTCTGCTCGCCAAATAGCAGCAGCTCGCCGTGATCAGCGAAGACGCGCACGATGCCATCTGGCTGCGATTCTGCGGTAGCGAAATCCAGCGCATCCCACGCCGTACCGTTCGCCGAGATGTAGAACGAGTCGCTATCGTTGCCGTCGTCCACGATGAATTGGCCGTCGATCCAGTCGCAGGTATTCGCGCCGTTCGGGAAATCGTTGTCGGAAATCTGCGCGAACGTGCTGCTTGCAACTGTGAATGTGTAGCCGTTCGTGCCGTCCACGATCAGGATAACCGCGCCGTCGTAGGCCATGTCCACATAGCCGGTCGTGGTATTCAGAGTGCCGAGCGCCGTCAGCACCATCGCGTTATTGAGACGCCACAGCGAGCCTCGGTGCACCAGGTACACGTAGTCGTCTATGGCGATCCAACCGCGCGTAGCAGTCTCGCCAAGATCGCTCGTGAATAGCGTCAGGCCCGGCGTGCCGTAGATCGCAGCGCGTACTTTGTCGCCGTCCGGCGTCAGTTCATAGAAGCAGTTGAGTCGCCGCTGCGCCGTGACCGCTGGAGCGGTCGAGCGGATGCCAAGTCCGAACAGAGGGACAATCCTTGTGCGCGACGGTTGTTGGGCCACTGGCATCACGGGATATCTGCAAAGACGTTCGCGCTATTTCTGCGGCTGAGATACCCGGCCTCGTTAGCCATAACCGGCGTCACCGAGTTTTGGCGTCGGATAATGCGTCGCGCTGCGGCGGCGATACGCTGCACCGTCATTGGGATTTCAACGCCGAACTCCGGCCCGAACTCCTCTGAAAGCGAGTACGTGATAGCGCGCTCGTATCCCGGCGGCAGTGCAAGCGCCGTGGTCAGTGACGAGAACGACTGGAGCTGCTTGTAGGATTTCAGCAGGAACGTCAGCGATGCATTCGGGATCGGGTAGGCGTAGAGCGTCACCAACGCAGCGCCGTACTCCGCGTACAGGAACCACGGGAAACTGTTGGTCGTCGTCTTGTCCGCGATTCCAGACCAGGCATCGACGTTGATAAGCTGAACCGGATAGTCGGTGTTGCTCACGCGGAATACGCAGTCATCGGAAATCCGCGTCGGCATGGTAGTAACGAAGTCACCGGCTGCGCCTACCGTGCGCGTCTGCTGGTTCACTGCCCACGTGAATTGCTCCTCCTGAATCTGGTAGACGAATAGCCGGTCTACCTGCCAACTATCGAGCATGGCATTGAGCGCCGTGAGCCCGTCTTGCGCTTCGTCGTCGTCTAGCGCCTCGCCCTTGGTCGCAACCTGCGCCAAGCGCATGGCCCTCGTTATCATGCTGAGCGCGGTCGCCATCAGAAATTACGCTCGAATTTAGCGCGCTTGGGAGGCGCGATCTTGATCTTGCCATCCGGCGAGCGATTAGACATCACGTTTTCGACCTCGGCGTTCGTCGCAAGGCCGTGCGGGTCTTCGCCGAACTTCTTGCGGTGCTCGTCATCGAGCTTGTCACGGTCAGGTCCCTGCCGTGCCAACTCCTGGCGCACAGCGGCTTCCACGATCTGGTCGCTCGTCATCTTCGGCAACTCGCAAAGATGCTCGACCCATCCACCGCCAACAGGGGGCTTTGGCGCAGTCTCGCCCGTGGTATCGAAAATCTGCCCTTGAGGGTGCTTGGGATGGTAACGAAACGTTCTCAAGCGGCCTCCTGCGTCTTTTGCTGTCCCACTATCGGAACCTCGGCCACGTATCCATCAGGCGCTCCCATAATAGGCTGCTGCCCGGCCTCTACGAGTTTGTCGATCTGCCAGCACGAGTCCCAAGATTTCTCGCCGTAGTGCTTCAGCGCAATGCCTTGCAGCGCCCAGATGTCTATATCGGCTTTCGCGCAACGCTCACAGAACGCGATATCTTCTCCAGTGAACTTGTTGCCGACGCGACCGTGCGGGAATAGATCGTAGATCTTGCCGAATGCGCCATCTAGATACCAGTCGTCTGGATACGCGGCCATCAGCTTTTCGACTACGCTGCGGCGAATCCGCATGAACCCTGCGGGGCCGTATTTCAGCTTCACCAGATTTCTGTCGCTCGGATGGCGGATCAGGTTGTCGCTCAACATCGCCGGATAGCGCGCTTCTGGCGACTTCATCATGTACAGTCCCATCACGCATTCAGGGGCGGCTTTGCAGATGGCGGCTAGGGCGGGCAGATTGAATCCGATATCTGCGTCCACGAACACGAGATCGTGAAATCCGGTCATCATGTACTTGTGAACGATCAGGTTGCGCGCCCGTCCTATGAACGCATCGTGCGGGATGACCTCCATGTTGATGGATACATGCTTTTCGCCGCAAAAGCGCGCGGTCTGCACCAGCCCACCAACCGTGGCGTGGTGGATTTTCCCGTCGTAGGTAGGGATACCGATTGAGAGCATGGCGTTATGCCGCCTCCATGAGTTGCGGGAACAAATGCTCGGCGCGTGCCTTCGCATCGATATAGGCTTGCGTCCTTGGCTTACTCGACCCGAACGCAAGCTCGTAGCGCGGCACAGAGCGCAGTTGATAGTGATCGCCCTGTTCGAAATACTTTGTGGCTTCCTCGGTGGATGGCATCGAAAGCCCCATCGCCTTGCAAATCTTGCGCGCGTCCTCTATGCGCTCGTCCCGCGTCTCGGCGAACAGGCGGAACCAGAACGAAAGATCGTGCAGGTTTTGCGTCTTGCCGCGCCGACCGCCGATCCTCATTTCCTGAACGATTGGCATCATGGCTCCGAAGGCATATTGAAAAACCTCCTTCATCCATGTATCGCCGAACCAAAACGGGAAATACTCTGGGAAGAGCCTTCCGGTAGCCTCGTACCAGACCTTGCTGATGACGATTGCCGTGTGGTTCGTCGGATCGTTCTCCTCAAGCCACGAGAACGCAGGCACATTGGATTGCTCGACCATGTACTGGATCGCAACGTCCCAGCACTGCGTCATCGGAAAATAGTCGTCTGGCCACTGCATGTAGACATCTGCGCGTAACGTCGCTGCGATTTCGTTGACCCTGGCGCTAAGGATGCGCTTGTTCTCGTCCTGTATGACGGTGAGAGTGTTCCCGGTAGGCTTAGCCTGCGGCCCTTCCAGAAACTCACGGCATTCCTCGGCGTGATGCGCGGTGTCTTGGTCGTCTATATCGCAAAGGATGGTATAGCCAATAGGATGCGTGCCCGATGACATTGAGTGCAACGAGATCAGGACGCCTTTCAGCGACATCGGCCTACCACGGCTCGGGATGATGACGGCGATTTTCATGCGGCCTTTCTCATTAGTTCCTCTGCGCGTGCTTTCGTGCGCAGATACGCTTCGCTAGGAGGGGTCGTCTCTGCCTTGTTGCTTGTTTCTATCTTGATTGCATCGTTCCTGTTAAGCGGCGGGAAGCTGTCCATCCGTTCGGAAAATCTCCTCGCAACCTCCGCGCCAAAATCCTTATCCGGTAAGCTGAGTAAGGCTGCTATTTTCCGCCCGTGCGCCGCTCTTTCCTGGCGCATGGTGTAGTAAAACTTTGCCCAAAAATCCAGCTCGCGCATGCGGTGCGTTGAAGCTGGCCTATCCACCACGAGCGATTCCAAAAAGATAGGCTCTTCCCCGGTCGCCATTACCCACGACTCCGTAAGCCACAAGTCATCGAACCAATACGGGAAATACTCGGTAAATATCCCGCCAGCGGCGGCACGCCACTTCTCTGTTACCGCAGGCACTAGGCTTTGCTGATCCTTCGCGCTCTTCATCCAGAAAACACCATGCGGTGTTTTCTCCACCGCTTGCGCCAGAATCTCATCCCAACCGTGCGTGATGCACATCAGGTCATCGCCGAACACCTGATACACGTCCGCAGGCCAATGCGCGGCGAGATCGTTCGCCACGCTGCCAAGCGTCTCCGGCCTTGGGCCGACGCGCACGAAAACGGGCAACCCGCTTTGGCGCAACTCTCTCAGGGCGATCTTCGTAGGCTCGTCATCGTCATCGCAGGCAACGCACATCGTCAATTCGTGCTTACCGCTCGCGCAGAAAAAGAGCGAGTAAAGAGCAGCCGCAAGCTGATATGGCCTCCCTCTTGAGGGGATTAGTACATTCAGCTTCACGACTGCTCCTTTCTCGTTACTACGTTACGGCTAATCCCCTTTCAGGCCCATCGACACCATCGCGGCCCTGATCTCGTTTACCAACACCTTGAGTTCGTTCACGAGTGCAGAAGTGACGATGGTTGCCGTAGTCGCGCCGGATATGGACGCCGCAGAAAACGCGACGCGCGCAGATGGCGTAGCACCCCAGAAGCCGATGAGCTTTGCGCTCGTCTGTCCCAGAATGGTGCCATCGGCGTTCAGGCCGTCGAGGTACTCGTAGGTCGGTGCCGTATTTGGATATGCCATGATGATCTCCTTTTAGCCCCACACCCGGCAAGCAAGCTCCGGGTAAGTGGAAACATAGCCGTACAGCACGTCCGAGCGCACCGGCCATTCGTCGTTCTTGATGTCCGTGCCCTCCCATATCCGCAGCGAGATGCCGTCCTGCACTTTGCGCGCAGCCATCTCTTGATTGCGCGGCAGCTTCAGGTCGGCGGTAGCGAATGTGAACGCATCCCGGTGGAAGATCAGGTTTTGCGGATAGACCGTCGAGGACGTAGTGCCGTAGAACGTGATTGCGGCATTGTCCGCTGGCAGCGCATCGACGTTCTGCAGCCCCGCAGACGTTGGCCCGTAGATCGTCGGCGAGATCGGCAGCGTCAGCCATTGCGATGCAACCGCCGCTGTAGTCGCCGTGCAAACGAATTGCTTGAGGGTCGTCAAGGATTGCTTCGTTTCGTCGTTGACCGCGAACACGCTGCCGATGGTGAATACTTCGCCTTCGTTGATCGTCAGTGTATCTCCCAGCGCATTGTCCGCGTAGTCCAGAGCAAGCGTGGTCGCACCCGTCACCGTTGTTCCGGTAACAGATACGGAGGTCGCCATGCCGGTGCCCGTGGTCAGGTTGCGCACGTTCTGGTCGATTGCCCATTTCAGGTCAATCGCGCGGGTCATCACGCCGCTGCGGTACTGGTCGGCAATCGCATCGCCCGCCTGGAACAGACCTTTGAGGCCGTCCACCGTGCGGGTCATCGCCGCAGGGTTCAGGATGGCGGTACGCTCGCCGTCGCGCGGAGCCAGATTGTCATCGAGCTTCGCATTGGCATCGCCCCAGACCTGATAGGTCGCGGGCGTGGTGCCGGGCGTTCCGACCGAGTTTGCTACGTCCAGCGTCATCGACAGTGCGTCGTAGTCGATGTTGGCCGCGAGAACGGTCATCGAGGGCTTCAGGAAGCGACGGGAGAAGTTGTCGATCCCCAGCGTGAACTCCGCAGAAGTGAAGTCGAGATCGACGCCCTTCTGGTTCGTCACCGGAAGATTGATGAAACCTTCCGTCGAATTCTGCGCCGACATGACGCGACCCGTTCGCACGGTGTATTTCGGAGGCTTGCGAATGCGCAGGGTATCGCCGATCTTTGCTCCGTCCTTGGCGAATTCCGCGTCGTAATCTCGGTTGCAGTTCTTGAGAAACGACAGGTTCCCGTGCAGCACGCGCAACGCCTCAAGTGTCACCTTGTCAATGGTGAGAAGCGTATTGCCAGTCATGCTGAAAGTTCCTTAAGAAGTTGAGGGGTCACTGCTTGCTATTCCCCACGTTCATCCGTGCCCGGAGCTGGCGGTTGCGCCATTCCATCCATTTGTCTGGGGTTGATTTCGCATCCGGCTCGTCATCTGCCGATGCAACCTTACCGCCGACTGGACTGATGGGCGCTGGGGCCTTGGAAGGCGCACGCGCGGCTGCTGCTGCGGCTATTGTGGTTCCTGCCTGTCCTGCTGCTGCGGAGATAGCGCCTGCGCCGTTCGGCTTAGTAGCAAATCGGGCATCGAGCTTGCCAATCTCCACCGCTTGTTTTGCGCTTGAGAGCGCGGCGATACGCTGGGCTTCGTCAGGATTCTGCGCCAGATGGACGGCGATCCTGGCCGGTGCGTCGGATGCGTGTATAGCATCTCGCATGACATTGGTCAAGGGCGAGTCGGAGGTTTCGAGTATTTCCTGGGCGTCCGGCATCTCTTTTACGAGCGCCGAAACCTCGGCCATGAAACGCTCCTGCGCCTTTTCCTGCTCGGTTTTCGCCGTGCGCTGCGTATCCGTTTCTCGCTGCTTGGCGAGCGCGGACTCGACCTTGCGTTCTGCGCGGTAGTCGGCGCGGGCCTCAAGATACGCCTCGTAGGAATCGTACTGGTCGCGCTGCGGCTCTTTTGGCGTCTCCGGCTCTGCGGCCTTTTCCTGCGGGCGCAGAACCTGCGTGCCCTGCTGCAGGCCCTTGAAGTACGCCTCGGCCTCCTTACGCGCTCGATACGAGGCGTTCTTTTTGACCTTTGCTGTGATGCGATCAAGATCCTCCTGCGTGTAGGTCTTGGCGGCAATCGCTGCTGCTGCCGCAACAGACGCTGCATCGGTCTGTGTTTCAGCAGTAGCCGCTACGGTGCCGTCAGCCGCAACTGCGGCTTCTGTTGCTGGCTTCGTTGTCTCTTCAGCCGGTTTCGCGGCTTCGGTGCTAGCCTGTTCAGTCATGTGCTTCTCCTTGAATTACCTTTGGTTAAATTGCTGCACTAGAGCGCCTGTGTTGTTCACCGTGGCGCTTCCGGCTTCTCTGCCAGCTTTGCCTCTGCCTCGCTCAGCCGCTTACGGAGTTCCGCGTTCTCGTTGCGCAGCAGGAATAGGTCTACTTCCTTGCCGCCGATGATTGCGAGGAGTTGTTCTATATTGATGTTCATGCGAGCGGCCCCACTGTTGATCCGTTAACTTGCACAAAGAGTCCTGAGGTAGTTGTCCAAATGTCGCCGTTCACCGGACTTGTGGGTGCGCTGCCATGCGGAATACGCAAACTTGCAACGCCAGTGGTTCCTGCGGCAAGAGCAAGTGCAGCCGTAGATGATGGTGCAATCCCTACTCCAGTCACCCCGGCAAGATAGTTCTGCGCCGTGCCATCCATGTAAAGGTTGTAGGCGTTCGATGCTGCTGCGATGACGCCCCGAAAGCCGTAATTTGAAGTCCCGGAAGTCATGTTTGCGCAATGAAAACCAGTCTGCGAAGTGATGGTCGAGCCAGCACCCTTCGTCCCGTTCGCGGCATGAAACTGCCTCATGTTCGTACAAGTGAAGGACGCAGCAGCAGTACCAGCAACGCCGATGAAACCGATAGATTCAGAGGTCGCGGCAGACGAAGCGGTAGGAGCCGACCACACGCCGTACTGGCTTGTCCCGGTAAGGCTCGTGATCGTGACAGATACGCCACGGGCAGCATTCAGTGTGGGGACACCAACACGGCCATTGAAGGTTGTTCCTGCTGCACTCCCATCTATCAATACGTTGTCGCTTGCATTGATTCGAGCAATCTCGATGTTTCCATCTTCCGCCGCGTTGTTCTGAACCAACCACGCTACGTTATTGCCGTTTTTGAGAATGGTCGTGCCATCATTGATCGACAACTGGCCGGTAGAGGTAGTTGTGGTTAGAAGTACGGACTGATATACGCCGGTAGTGTCCTCGAACGAATGTCTGTCAGCCCTTTGCAGATACCTCGTCTCATGAGTGTCACGATTGATGCTGAAACTCCAATTCCTAAACTGCGTGCCGTCAATGTGTCGTCCCTGGAAGTGCATCTCCATGACTTCACCAAGCGCCACGGAATCGTAGAACGACTCAATCGTCCAGTTCCACGAAGGCTCTAAGGCATCCTCATTGCCCTGCGCTCTTGAACAGTTGTAGCCAAGAGAAAAAACGGTGTCATCCGCAGCAAGAGGGTCTACGCTATCGTCTTCAACCACAAAAAGAAAATCGCCTGCGTCCCCTGCGGTCGCCGTTTTCCACCGCATATAAGTCGTCAGACTGTCTATCGCCGGTGGCGCGACTTCCAGTAATTTGAGGCCGATGGTTTCGGTGAGTTCGGCTAGACGAGTCTCGTAATTCGCATCGAGCGCAAAGTCCCCAGACCTGACAATGGCTCGCTCGACGTCCTCTACGGTCCTCGTTGTTGGTGCAGTACCGGACTGCAGGAAGGATATGATCGCCGAACTAATCGTCGGCTCGGCCCCGGATGGCGCTAGAACCCCGATATATTTCCCCGCATTCAGCGCATCGCACAGCTCGTCCATCCCCATGCCGGGGTCGTACTGCGTGCGCTGGTCCCTATACGGGTTTGCTGCTGTGACCATCAGGTGAACAATCCGATCGCGACGACAGTTACTCCAGAATCGGTAGTCACGCTCCAGGCACCTGTGCGGCTCGCAATGCCAAGCTCTACAACATAGCTGCCAATGCCCTCGCCGACCGCATCTGGAAGGATCGAAATGGCAGAATCTGCGCCATCCTGTATCTCGACCGATGAATTAGCTGCGGTCGCCACCACGATGACGAGCCGCTGCAGCAAGTCGCCGATTGCTCCAGTGGTGCCAAGCACCAGATCGGTCTGCGATGCCGGAACCGCCTGATAATCAAGCGGCGACTGCTTCACAAAACCGCCCATCGCCCCACCAGTCTTCTGATTCGCGTTGCTCATTGCTGTTCTCCTTGCGCTGTCTGCGCCGCTTGCGCTGCTTGTTCCTGTTCAGATTTCCTCAGTGCCATTTCGTCGTCATGCACGTCCGCCGCTGCGCTCGCCGTATGCGCCGCAACAGCCTCAGCGTGCTCCTGCGCGCGCATTGCGCACTGCGCATCCATGCGCTTCGTCTCGGCCTCGTAGGCGCGTATCTCAAGTTCGCGATTTCTAGCCGCTTCCTCGGCCTGCTGCGCAAGACGCTTGGTCTGCGCGTCCTCGATCTTCGCCATCGACCCCGCTTCATCCGCCTTCGTCAACCGCTCGTTCAACTCCTGAATCTGCGCACCCATCTGCGTGAGCATCTGCCCCGCAGCGTCCACTGGCAGTGGCCCCTCAGGCGTCTGCACCATCGGCGGCGAGTCATCGTCTGGCTCATCCGCCAACCCAGGCGGCAGCATCTTGCGCAGCCGCTCCGCGATCTTGTCCGCACCCGGCACATCCAGCATCTCGAAATACAGGTCGCCCATCTTCGCCATCAGGTCAGGCTGTCCCTGCAGCACTTGGGCCATCAGGTCAGCAGCCTCCTGGCGCTTCGAGGCATACCCCGGCCCCACGCTCACCGTCACGTCGTAGCGCCCGATATCGAGCCGGTATATCTTGTCTATGCTGCCGCGCTCGTTTGGCTGCTCAGTCACCGCCTGTTCCTGCGTCGGGTCGATGACAGCCTGATCCGCTTCCCCATCCTCGCCCATGATCCGAGCAACGCGCTTCGTGTCGTAAATCTTCGGTATCAGGTCGATCAGAATCCGCCCGAGCTGCTTCACCCCGCGCGCCTGGTTGTCGATGTAGTGGAACGTCCCGGTGTCGCTCTTCCTCTGCTCACGTTGCAGCGCAATCCCTGATTTAGACTGCGGGTTATTGCCAAGCGACGGGTCGTACTGACCGGTCGCGCTCTTGATGTCATCCGCTGCTCCAAGCGCGGCATTCACGATCCCGACCGGCGGCATCGGTGGCAGTTGCCGCTCCGGCCTGTCGATTCGCTCCCCGCCCTCGTTAAACTGGTTGTACTTCAGAAACGCGAGATTCTTTGTGTTCGCGTCCTTCCAGTCGTCCTCAAAACCGTCGAACGCCTCGGCAGGCCCCACGAACGGTGCTTTGGGCGCGAGCGCCAGCGTCTCCGTCTCCGTTGACTTCCAGTAGTTGAACATGCGCTGCGCATCCTTCGCGTTGCGCACAATCCCCGCAGTAATCATCTTCCCGTCGATGTACCACTCGTTGCCGATGATCCGCACGATGGGGATAAATTTCCCAGCCCAATCGTTCTCCTCGATGCGCGCGAGGCCGTTCATCTTGCACCACTTCACCTTGCGGATATCCGTGCGCCGCTCGTTCGTCGGTCGAATGTCGAGCTTCGCTAGCTCGTCATACAGCCCCTCATGCATGTCCTCCTTCAGCGTCTTCGACCCATCGGGCCATTCGCACAGCGTCTTCTCGCCGTGCTCAACGTAGAAATACTCGGCAATCCTCACCGTGTCATTGTCTGGGAACCATGCCTTCCACTCATCGCCCTGGCCGACCAGTTCCCAATTCACCAGATCGGCTTTCGGGTACAGTCGCGTGAAATCGTCCTTGGTCATGTCCTCGACCACGAAGCCCCACTCGCAGTAGCGCCCTGTCGGGTCTTTCAGCAGACCGACAGGATCGAGGTACACGCTAAACGAATTCTTCATCCCGAGAATCGAGATGTCCTGCTCGAAACTCATCTCGTCGCAGTAGTCCGTAAGCACGCGCAAATATCCTTCGCCGTGCTGTACTTGGTTTTCCCCTGCCGTCGAATACTGCGCGTCGGCATCGCTCATGTACTCGACATGGCGCACGATACCGCCCAGAACCTCCGCTACCTCCTTGTCGCCCTTATCATCGACCGGCAGCACCTTAATGACCGGCCTGTTCTGCCGCTGCTCGTTCGTGATCTGGTTGATGTGCTGCGGGAGTTTGTTGATCGTCAGCACCGGGCGCGGGCCGTTCGGATCGCCCTCGCGTGCCCGTATCAGCGGCTCGGGCCACTGGTACTTGTTGTCCGGCGAGCCTGCAGCAAAGCGTAGATCATCGTTTTGGTAGACGCGGTTGATGGATGTGGACTCGATAGCGACATTCAGGCGCTTGCGAGCTGTCGCCATGAAATCGCGCTCTGCCTTGCCCAAGCGCGTGCCAGGGCGCTTCGGGTCGCGCGAGCCCTGCGTATCTTGCTTATCGGATGCGTCAACGGCCACGTGGCGACCCCTCTGCTACCGGCGCGCGCAGTATTTCCAGAGCCAGCGCATCGCGCTGCGGCATCCGTAGTTGCGCTTCTATCTGCGCGCGCTTGGCGTCCCTGAACTGCTGCCGATGGCTATCGCGCAGCTCGATAAGCGTCTCACGCACCGTCAAGCCCGCTGCGGCAATGCACTCGCGCAGACCCTTGCCTGCTGCGACCAGCAATGCCAACTCGTCGGCAATGGCTTGATTCATGCGCTATCGCTCTTCAACTGCCCATCCACCCATGCGCCACGTGCTGCCTCACCGTCTCGCGCTTCACCACTGG